TCTTTGAACTGTTCACTAGAAGTGCCAAGATCAACATCATTATTAGTTACGGGAGCTACTACACCGTCCTGAAAGCGTAGCTGCTCAACCGATGAACCTTGGCCAGCTGCATCTACAAAAACCCCAACTCTATTGTTGGCATTATCTACAACAACCTTATTAAGTGGCGTAGTAACACCTGGATCACCTATCAGGCCAATTACTGGACCTTCTGCGGTTGAACCATCGTGAGCGTGTCCTGATGCATTGTTGAATGAACTGACTAACGAATTTAATTCAGCATTAATTGGAGCAGCTCTTACCGTTGCACCTGCTGTAATATCCGCAGCGTTTGTTCTAGTATAACCTGCCATTACCGTTTATCTCCTAAACCAAACGTAACCACAAAACCTTGAATTGAGTGTGCCGCCTGTACTGTTGTAGTCACAAATCGAAGTGATACGGATCTACCAGAACCCGATACATACTTTCTAACTACGGGTGATGCTGTTCCGTCATACTCAGCCGTTGAGTCAAACAAGCTCTCGTTAAATGTGGCTGATGTTCCTGGGTCGCTTATTGCAAAGTTTGCAGGATTGAATGTGTTGATGTCTTCGTAGTCATACAAAAGAGAGAACTGAATGTCCGTTGCCTTCACCGTATCCAGAAAGATAGACAATGAATGAAGGTTTTTTCTTATTTCCGTATCCCCAAAATCGATGTATGGGGTCTGGAAAACAGAGACAACTTCTGTACCATTTTGAGACTCACCTGAGTCGTGATCAAACACTCTGCCAGCAGCATCACCGTGAAGTACGAACTCAGTCTTTCCTATGTAACCACTATCAGCGCACGTTACATTGAAACCAAGAAGGGTAGAGAACTCAAAACCCATCTTCCCTTGAGTTTCTCTCAGACCACCTAAAATACCAGAGCCATCATCTGCATCAAAAAAGTAACGGAACTGTGACTTACTTCTAATCACTACTGATGAAAATTTATCAAGGGAAAAGGTATCTATATTGTCTCTAATTAAACCCTGTATTCTTTTGGATATTGTTTCTAGCTGAACATCACCAATCTTATCAGTACCAGCGATTGGGCGAATACCATCAGGGCCAAGGAATAGAAGATCACCTGCTATCTCTACAACACTGTCTCCACCTGCAACACACCCCATATCATCTGTCACGGGGGTTACAACAAAAGAGCTAGCAGCACTGCCTGTCAGTCTTTTGATGTTGTTTGTGCCAAATATGTACAGTGCATCACGAAATGGCTTTATCGCATTGATTGGAAAGCCTACGTTTATAACACCGCCACCGCTGGCTGTGGTGAAGTCTGTATCAGCATTTGAGGCTGAGTAATATAAGAGAGACTCTTCCCCTTCATTGCCAGCTAAGAATAGCCTGTTCTTAAAGGCAGCTGAAAACTTAGGTTTAGCAGGGGCAGGTGATGTGCTTATCTCTGCATACGAAGCACTACCAGCAGAATTGATGTGATAGCGGAAAGCAAAGTCTTCTCCATCGCAACCTACTATCGTTGGCCCAGTCCAGTTATATTTAGAAAATCTAATCTTCTTAACATCAGCTGAAACAGGGCGTGCCACTGTGTTAATGACATCCCAGCTAGACGATACTGTGTTCCACTTATAAAGGAAGTCTCCGCCTGTGCTAGGTCGTCTTGCACCTATTATACCCATACCATTTTGTATAGCTAACCCAAGTACATCGCCTGTGCCTGGAATTGTACCATAATTATGTGTATATCCGTTTACCCGTTGATAACCACCGACCAGCGCAGGTTCATAGTTTATTAGATGAATAGCACTGCCTGGTGCTGTAGCAGCTTGCTCAAGTACATCACGATTGGTGTCTAGACCACCTCTACACGATACGCGTAATGTTTGAAGCTGATCAGGCATTAGATATTTACTACGAAGCTTGAGTTGCGGTTAACTACTGTTGATGTGACAGAGTCAACAGGCTGCTGTAGAAGCCTACGCATCATATCGATGCCTTCGTTAAATTTCTTTTCGTGCATAGCGGCAGACTGCTCATTTGAGCGGAAGCGCATGAGGTACACCATAGCACCCTCAATAATGACGTGTTTGTATCTGTCGGGGATTACCGTTGTATCAGTAGCTGCGGATAGATCAGCAGGGAATGACCAATACTTAAACTCAACCGTATATGCTTTGTCGGGAGTAGGGGTTACACCAAACTTAGTTTGTTGTGTCTTATAAATAGAAGTTGGTGTGGCATAGTCAGATGTTGTTCTTTGATCGTCTGTAGATCTGAAGTTACGAATATACTCATCGTGTTCTATCAAACCCATAGCTCCACCTGATGTACCTAAAGAACTATTTGGTACTAGGTAAAAGCTTTGGAAATCTATGACAGATAAGTCCGCAGGGAAATCATACTCACGCGTACCGACTGTAAGAAGCTGTTGATACACTGTAATAGCAAACGGCCACTGCTGGGCCGATTGAAGTATTTGACGTATGGAATTGTTTATCGCGTCTTTTGCAAGACCTTGTATATTTCGGGTTGTCCCGAAGTCAGGTGTGTCAATAGGCACTTCGTTTATTCTACGAAGAACCTCATTAGTCATGTCAATAAAAGTAGCCATTATCCACCTGTAGAAAAAGAGGAAGCGGCTAGGCCGCTCCCCCCAAGGTTTCTATTCGCCGAGGTTGTAGTTCAGCGTAACCAAAGCTTCAGGACGCAGAATCTTAGCGCCGTACATGTGCAAGCCACGTACGATGTCTGAGAATGAGTCTGGGTCACGGTAAGTTTCGGTCTTGTTGATCTTCTGTGCTGTAGCAACAGCAGAGTCATGACCAGCAACAACCACACCGAAGTTAGTCTCAGAACCAGTTGCTAGAACTGTGCCTGGGCCTGTACCAACGGTAGGAAGGTTGTTTGAAACGTAGACACGGAATCCACGGATCATGCCTGACATCTTACCATTACGCAGCATGTCACCAGCGTCTTGACCACCAGCAAAATCGTTATTGATCAGCTTAGAACTTGAGTCCATTAGCTTCTCAACAAAGATAGGATCGACAACTAGCCAACGACCATCAGCTGGTACGTTTGCGCTGTCCATCATACGCTTCATGCGGTTAAGAACTTCAAGTGGATCAGCCTTACCAGCTGAGCCGCCACCTGTTGTAAGCGGAACAGATGTCACTTCACCAGCAACACCAAGATCTGAACCACCGAAGTCAGTGATGTCGAGCTTGTTAGCTGCAAGAAGTTCGTCTGAGCCTGCATTGCTGTCGGCTTTTGTACCTTTTACGGTAGTGTTACGTGTGCCTACAGCAGAGTAACCTGACAGATACTGAAGTACATCAGCATCGTATGAGTCACGAATGCGGTATGCTGCACGGTCTGTAGCCAACTCCATGAAGTTTACATGGGTGATGGCATCTTCTAGATCGTCGAGCTTGAACGAGAAGTAGTTCGCCATGTCGATGATCATTGTGAAGTCTGCATCTGTCAGAGCTTGCTGAGAGATGTCTGTTCCACGAGTGTATGCGTTAACAGTGATCTCTGGCTCTTTAATAATGCGAACTGAGTCACCTACGTTAGCGATTTCACCAAAGTAGTCGTTATTGGTGATGTCTTCACAGACAGAGGTCTTGCGGAACGCGACTTGGGCTTTCTTGCTAAAGATAATTGGCGAGAAATTGCCGTTCGTAAATTGTCCCGATAGACCAGAGGTAGTACCTGAAATCTTAGTTCCAGCAGCCATAATGGCCTCCTATGGTATTGAGGTTTTACAAAGTAAAGCCGACGCAGGAATTGCGTTGACTTGGCAAGAAATCCTTAAGCGCCCAGAGGTCTGTGTCTTGTTAGGTATCCTTTGGCCAAGGGGCTAACTACACTGAGTATTCTGAATGATTTATGGTTTCTTTACGATTTTCATGAAAATGCGTAGCCACCGTTAGGTGGGGGCAGCTAAGGTGTAGAAAACACCCTAGCTTTGTGTCTATAGTTATATACTATAGCAACTCTTTTGTCAACAGTTTCTTTACACTATCGTCCTGAAATGTCGTAAACAAAACGACCTTCTTCCATAGCTAGTGCAATTTCTTCTGCGTTACGTTCATACTCACGATCATTCATCTTTGCGATGTCTGACTCACGGATTGTTCCTTTAGATTTAGGCAGCTGGGTCTGGCTTCTGACGGACACGTCCATTGCTGCATCTTTGTCAGATGACGCTGGTCGGCCTTTCTTTTTTCCAGACTTAGTAAGACCCATATCAGCTTTGTATAGGTCAATAGCCCTTCCTGCTGAGCGAGCATCTGCATCATTCTCATACAGGGCTTTCTGAACCCATGCTGGCTGTTCGTCAGCCCAGTCGTGGAATGCATCATCATCTCTAATCTCTGCAAAGTCTGGGTGCAGCTTTAGCAACTCTGCTTCAGCTTTATCGCGAGTAGCGTTTGCCTGCATCTCGTCAATCTGCTTCATGCGTTCTTCAAGATGCTGCTGTTGTTCTTGAGCTTTAGTAGACGCAATTGTTTCTACTATAGCTGCCACATCTGGATACTCAGTTGCCCAAGCTTTAATTTCATCAGGTGATTTGGGAAGCTGAATAGAATCTGTAGAAGCTTTTGTAAGCTGTTCTTCAAGCTTAGAAAGCCTAGACTCGTACTCTTCTTTCTGCTTCTGTGAATGCCTTCGTAAATCACCGTAGCGTTTCTTAAAGGTTTTTTCTTCAGCAGATAGGTTAGCATCGTGTTCGGCAATTTCTTGCTCTGCCTCAGCTTCTTCCTGCTCTTGAGCAGTGTTTAGACTAGCTTCAAGCTCAGCCAATTCACGCTCATCATCTTCAACTGTCTTAGGGTTCTTGTACATCATAGGACGTACTTTTACTTTTGGTTGTTCTTTGATGACAATCTCTGCCATTGTTTACTCCATCATTGGGGCTACCGTAGCCTGTGCAGGGGGGTGGGTTGCCAATTATTGGACTGTTATCTTGAAGCCAGTCCTCCACGCTTCATCTTCTTGGTCTTCTTCTTTGGCTTATTGATTAAGCCACCTTCATATCTGAAATCTGCATAGCCGCTGAACGAGTCGTAGTTATCAGGGCCAGAGTTTGGATTGTTATCGTACCCACCAGAAAATCCATCATCTACGGTTTGTGGCGTTTGATCGCCAGCTGTATCATTAGGATTATCATAGTTTGGAAGGCTGTCTGCGATAGTGCCATCAGAGCTAGAGCTAGGAGGGTCTGCTCTTGGACCACCTTGTGGGTATGTTGGCTGATATACAGGCTGAGTAGTCGTGGTAGATCCATCATTTTGTGATGAGCCTTGATATGTCACAAGGCCACTTGAAACACCACCAGTAAGCTGCGGATCATCAGACGCGGATGTTGTGGTGGTAGATGTGCCGTCGCTACTATCTGTAAGTTCAAGCGGATTTATAGTTCCTGCTACACTAGTTAGTTTAGTTGGACTAGTTGGTTTAACGGTAGGCATCGCCATACCAACCTGAGCGGCAGGCTCAACAATAGCTGCAACTTTTTGTATGGTTGTAGCGTCTATTGTATCAACGAAAGCATTGGCTGTCTGCTTTTGTGTCAGAGCCTGACCAATAATATTCATATCTTTTGAGTTTAGATCAGCTACCGTCTTACCCAGAGCTTTAGCTACATTAGAAAGAACTTCATTACTTCTGTTCTTATCTACAAATTGTTTTGCTGCAAGCTGTGTTTCTGCAAGATCAATAAGATCTTTATGTACCTGATTACCTGCTGCTGGATTATCCTTAAATCCACTTGATAGTTTCGATTGCCGCTGTTTATACGCTCCATCCTTATCTATCATTTGACCAAAAAGACCAGCTACATTTTTAGCCATATTAAAGTTAGGTTTTGATAAGGCATCACCTTTTGAGTTGGTTACACCCAGAACTTCAGTAGCTTCTTCTTTTGTCAGTGTTACAGAGCCGTGTGTAGTGTTCGACAAAGTTACTGACCCGTCAAAGTTGTAGCTGGGTTTCCACTGTGTGCCACCGTGAACTTTGCCATCAGCTATATAACC